CCCCGAGACCAAGACATTGGGGCCCGAGGCGCGCGCCGCCTATGACCAATTCATGCGCGGCTTCGAGACGTTCAAGATCGAGAACGACCAGCGCATTGGCGAGATCGAGCGCCGCGGCTCGGCCGATGTGGTCAGCGAGGACAAGGTCAACCGCATCAACGCCGCGCTCGATGAGCAGCGTGGGCTGATCGATACGCTGATGTTGAAGCAATCCCGCCCCGCCATCGGCGGCCCGGGTCCCCGCTCCAGCCTGCAGCTGCAGCACAAGGCGGCCTTCGACAGCTACGTGCGCAAGGGCGAAACGGCCTCGCTCGCCACGCTGGAAGCCAAGGCCTTGTCGGTCGGCTCCAATCCAGACGGCGGCTATCTGGTGCCACCGGAGCTGGAGCACGCCGTGACGCTGGCGGTGCGCGACATTTCTCCGGTTCGGGCGGTTGCCAGTGTACGGCAGATCTCCGGCAACATCTACAACAAGCCGTTCTCGACCACCGGGTTCGCGGCCGGATGGGCGGCCGAAACGGCGGCGCGGCCCCAGACCGGCAACACCGCGCTGGCCAATCTCAGCTTCCCCACCTTCGAGATCTACGCCATGCCCGCCGCCACCACGGCGCTGCTGGATGATTCGATTATCAATATCGATCAATGGGTTGCCGACGAGGTGAAGCTGACCTTCGCACAGCAGGAAGGCAGCGCCTTCGTGACCGGCGATGGCACCACCAAGCCCAAGGGATTTCTGTCGTATACAAACGTTCCGCAGGCATCATGGACCTGGGGCAACATTGGCTATGTGGCCACCGGCGTAGCCGGCGCGCTGCCGGCCACCACCCCCAGCGACAAGCTGTTCGACCTCATTTACACGATGAAGGCCCAATACCGGCCCAACGCGCGCTTTGCCATGAGCCGATCGACCCAGGCGGTCATCCGTAAGCTGAAGGACACCACCAACAACTACCTCTGGCAGCCGGCGGTGCAGCCGGGCGGCTCGCCGGCGTTGATGGGTTTCCCCATCCTCGAGAGCGAGGACATGCCGGTGATCGCCACCGCCAGCATGTCGATCGCATTCGGCGACTTCGGATCGGGCTATCTGGTCGTCGACCGGGTCGGGATGCGCATCCTGCGCGATCCGTTCTCGGTCAAGCCCTATGTGCTGTTCTACACCACCAAGCGGGTCGGTGGCGGCGTGCAGGACTTCGATGCCATCAAGCTGCTGAAGTTCGACGTGAGCTGATGAGTTGCGCGCGGCGGCGCCGACCCCCTCGCCGCCGCGCCTCCGGCGGTCGCCCGCGCGCGCTCCCCGCGCCGGTGGCCGCCTTCCACTCCATGCGAACCCACGAGGCTCCTCGATGTCCATCGTGCTCACCTCCCCACCGGTGCAAGAGCCGGTGTCGCTCGCCGACGCCAAGGCGCATCTGCGCGTCGACGTCACCGACGACGATACGCTCATTACACGCCTCATCACTGGTGCCCGGTCGGAGCTCGAACGTGGACTCGGCCGCGCATTCATCACCCAGTCCTACACCTATTATTTGGATGCCTGGCCAAGGGGGTTCGCGCTGCCGCTGCCGGTGGCGCCGGTGCAAACCATTGATCAGGTGCGCATTTATGCACTTGACGACACGTTCGCGGTTCTCCCGGCAGCGTCCTATCTGCTTGACGGCCTTGGCTCGCCGCCGCGCATGATCCGGCGTGGCACGCTACCCTGGCTGGCGCCGGTGCGGCCAGGCAACGGCATCGCCATCGACTTCACCGCCGGTCATGGCACACAGCCAACGGACGTTCCAGCGGCCCTGCGGATCGCGATCCTGATCCTGGTCGGCCACTGGTACGAACACCGGCAGCTCGCCCAGCCGGGCGGACCGCCGGACACTGGGCTGCCCGAGATGGTGCGTGATCTGATCGGCCCCTATCGCGTGAGGCGGCTATGAGCGCGCCGGCGATCGGCGCCCTGCGGCGGCGGGTGACGCTGGAGGTCCCGGCGCGCGTGCCTGATGGCGGAGGTGGCGCGGCGATTGGCTGGACAACGGTCGCGACCTTGTGGGCGGAACTGAAAAGCCTGTCGGGCGCCGAAGTCATCGTCGCCGAGGGGCTGCAGGGCAAGGTCACGCACGAGATTACCATTCGCAGGCGGATGGATGTGTCGCCCGCGGCCCGACTACGCTACGGCGCCAGGATCTTCGTCATCTGGGCGGTCCTTGATCGCGACGGCCAAGACCCGTTCATGCGCATCCAGGCCGAGGAGCGATTGCTATGAGCGGATCGGCGAGCTGGCAGCTGCAACAGGCGGTCTACGCGACGCTGAGTTCCAGCACCGCGCTGACGGCCCTGCTGGGCGGTGCTCGCGTCTATGACGACATTCCACATGCGGCGGCCTATCCGTTCGTGTCGATGGGCCAGACCACCTCCACCGACTATGGCACCGGCACCGAGGACGGCGAGGAGCATATCGTGACGCTTCACGTCTGGTCGTCCTACGGCGGACGAAGCGAGGCCCAGGCCATCATGGGCACCGTTCGCGATGCTCTGCACAACGCGCCGCTGACACTCGCGGGCCACACGCTGGTCAACCTGCGTCAGCAGTTCTCCGATGTCCGGCGCGAGGCCGATGGCATCACCATCCACGGCCTGCTGCGCTACCGCGCGGTGACCCAGCCGGCCTGATAATCTTCAACAAGGACAGAGACATATGGCAGCCCAGAAAGGCCGCGATCTGCTACTCAAGATCGACCAGACCGGCGCCGGGAGCTTCGTCACCGTTGCTGGCCTGCGGACACGGACGCTCGCCTTCAACGCCGCGACCGTCGACACCACCAACGCCGACTCGGCCGGGCCGTGGCGTGAACTGCTGGCCGGTGCCGGTGTGAGGAACGCCCGCATCACCGGCAACGGCATCTTCACCTCAAGCACCACCGACGCGCTGGTGCGCGATACATTCCTTAACCAGACGATCCGCAACTGGCAGGTGATCATTCCCGCCTTTGGCACCGTACAGGGACTGTTCCAGATCAGTGCCCTCGACTATGCCGGCCAGTATAATGGCGAGGTCACCTTCGACATCACGCTGGAGTCGGCCGGGGCGCTGACATTCGCGTAGATCGGCGATCAGGGAGTATTGCCATGGTCAACCTTCATAGGGGCGAGATCGAGGCCGTCCTCGACGGTGTGCCGTACCGGCTGTGCCTCACGCTCGGTGCATTGGCCGATCTCGAATCGGCGTTCGGCGCCGAGGACATGCTGGCGCTGGCTCAGAGATTTTCGAGCGGGAGGATCGCGGCGCGTGACGCCATCCGGATCATCGGCGCGGGGTTGCGCGCGGGTGGTGCCATGATCGAGGACGCGGCCGTCGGCGACATGCGGGTAGACGGCGGAGCGGCCGGCTTTGTCGACATCGTCGCCCGGCTGCTGTGCGCGACCTTCGGTGCCGCGTGACCGGCCCATCCGCCCGGCGCGAGCCATTCGCCTGGACCGATGCCATGGCTTTCGGGCTCGGAGTATTGAAGCTGCCACCGGCCGTCTTCTGGGCCATGACGCCGCGCGAGCTTGAAGCCGCCCTGGCAGGCCACCACGGCCGCCGCGCCGGTGCGCCGAGCCGCGCCGAGCTCGTTGCGATGATGGCGCTGTTTCCAGACGATCCTTCAACGGAGCAAAGCGCATGACGCATGGCATTCACACCGCCACGGCGGAAATCGCCGCCAGCACCGATCAGCTCAAGAGTTCGCTGCAGGGCATCGGTTCGCTTGGCGACCAGTTCGCCAGCAAACTCGTCAACGCCTTCGACCAGGTGGCGGTCAAGGGCAAGAGCCTTGATGCGACTGTGAAATCGCTCGCCGTGAGTTTCGCTGACCTTGCCTTGAAGGCCGCCCTGAAGCCGCTGGAGAGCGGGCTCGGCAGTATCTTCAGCCAGCTGCTCGGTGGCCTGAATTCCAGTCTGACGGGTGGGGGTCAATCGGCGAGCGCGCTGCCGCAGCCGTTCGCGGCCGGGGGTGTCATCTCGTCACCGGTGAGTTTCCCGCTCGGCGACGGCCGCGCCGCCATCGCCGGCGAACAGGGTGCCGAAGCCATCCTGCCGCTGACCCGCGGCCCCGACGGCCAGTTGGGTGTCCGCTCGGGTGGCGGGGGTGGCGGCAACATCACCTTCAACATCAGTACACCCGATGTCGCCGGCTTCCAGCGGTCGCAAACGCAGATCGCCGCCTTGCTCCAGCGCGGGTTGGCGGCCGGTCAGAGAAATCTCTGAGCGCACGGAGGTTGGGTGATGATCTTCCACGATATCCGCTTCCCGACCGCCATCTCGAGGGGGGCAGCGGGCGGGCCAGAGCGGCGCACCGACGTGGTGACGCTCGCCTCCGGCTTCGAGGAGCGTAACAGCCGCTGGGCCGATTCGCGACGCAGCTACAACGCCGGCTATGGCCTTCGCGGAATCGACGATCTGCACGCGGTCATCGGCTTTTTCGAGGAACGGCGCGGCAAGCTCTATGCCTTCCGCTGGAAGGATCACGCCGATTTCCGCTCCGGCCCGCCGTCCGTTCCGCCAGCGGCGGCCGACCAGCCGATCGGCACCGGCGACGGCACGACCGCCACGTTCCAGCTGATCAAGACCTATGGCAATCTCTATGCACCCTATGCGCGGACAATCAGAAAGCCGGTGCAAGGCACACTGAGGATCGCGGTGGCCGGCACGCTCAAGACCGAGGGGGCGACCTATGTCGCGGACTATACGACCGGCCTCGTGACGTTTCTCGCGGGTTCGGTGCCCGCCGCCAGCGCGGCCATCACGGCGGGCTACGAATTCGACGTGCCGGTCCGCTTTGACACCGACCAGATCGAGGTCAACCTGCAGAGCCTGGCCGCCGGCTCGATCCCCCATATTCCGATCGTCGAGGTGCGGCTGTGAGGCAGATTGACGTTAATTTGCAGGCCCATCTGAACACCGGCGTGACCACGCTCGCCTGGTGCTGGCGCATCACCCGCAACGACGGCGCGCGGCTCGGCTTCACCGATCACGACCGCGACGTGGCTTTTGACGGGACCACCTTCGAGGCCGCCACCGGCCTCACCGCCACCGAGATGCACTCCGAAGTGGGGCTCGCGGTCGCCAATCTCGAGGTGTCCGGCGCATTGCGATCCGACCGTCTCAATGCAGATGATCTTGCTGCCGGCCTCTACGACAATGCGGGCATCGAGATCTTCCGGGTCAACTGGGCGTCGCCGGACCAGCGTCTGCTGATGCGCAAGGGCACCATCGGCGAGGTCAAGCGCGGCACCACGGTATTTGCCGCCGAGGTGCGTGGGCTGGCCGATTCCCTGCAGCAGGAGCGCGGCCGCGTCTACCAGTTCTCGTGCGATGCCGACCTCGGCGACGCGCGTTGCGGAATAGCGCTCGCCATGCCGCAGTTCACGGCTGTCGGCGCGGTGGCTGCCATCGTGGACGCGCGAAGTGTCGCCGTCACGGGCCTCTCGGCCTTCACCGAAGGTTGGTTCGGGCGTGGGCTGTTGACCTGGACCGGTGGCGCCAATGCGGGGCGCGCCGTCGAAATCAAGCGCCACTGGTTTGGGACTGCTGGCATCACCCTGGAAATCTGGCAAGACGCCAGCTACCCCATTTCGGCTGGCGATGCCTTCACGGCAACGGCGGGTTGCGACAAGCAGTTCGTCACCTGCCGGGCAAAGTTCGCCAACGGCGATAACTTTCGGGGATGCCCGCATATTCCAGGCAACGACTTCATCACCTCGTACCCCAATTCGGGTGACGGCGGCAACAATGGCGGGAGCCGGTTCCTATGACCGTGGCGCGCACACGCATCATTGCATTGGCGCGCGGCTGGCTGGGTACGCCCTATCATCATCGCGCCAGTATCAAGGGGGCAGGCTGCGATTGCATCGGGCTAATTTCCGGCCTCTGGCGCGAGCTTTACGGCACCGAGCCGGAGGCCCCCGGCCCTTACACCGGCGATTGGGCCGAGGCCACTGGCAACGAGGCGCTGCTCGAGGCCGCCACGCGGCATCTGCAGCCGGTCCACATCGCCGGCGCGCGGCCTGGAGACGTGGTGGTGTTCCGCCTGCGTCAGGAGGCGGTGGCCAAGCACGCCGCGATATTGATCAGTCCAACCCATATGATCCACGCGCAAGAGGGCGTGCCGGTGAGCGAAGTCGCGCTCGGTCCTTGGTGGCGCCGCCGGATCGCAGGCGTGTTCGCGCTGCCTGGGGTCGAGGAGTAGCGCCCCAGTCCACCACCCGCCTCCTTCGAGATGCGCCCAAACGGGCGCTCCTCAGGATGAGGGTGGTGGGTAGGCAAGAGGTAGCCGCGGCTGCCGCTCCATTGGATTTACCAGCGCCCGGCGGCCGGCTCCGCGAAGCGGAGTCGCCGGGTGCAAACAAAGAGTCCGTTTTTCATGGCAACTCTCGCTCTCGGGATCGCCGGTGCGGCCATCGGCGGCGCCCTGCTGCCGTCCGTGTCCATTCTTGGCGCCACGCTGACGGGCGCGGCGGTGGGCCGGGCGATCGGGGGGCTGGCGGGGTCGTATATCGACCAGGCGTTGTTCGGCGCCAGCGGTCAGGGCCGGGTTGTCGACGGGCCGCGCCTGGCCTCGCTTCATGTGATGGCCTCGCGCGATGGTGCGCCGATGCCCCGCCTCTATGGACGTGCACGGATCGCCGGCGAGGTGATCTGGGCGACGAACTTTGAGGAGGTCGCCTCGACCACGACCAGCGGCGGTGGAGGCAAGGGTCTGGGCGGTGGCGGCGGCCCGAGCACAACGCAGACCACTTATTCCTACTTCGCCAATTTCGCGGTCGGGCTGTGCGAGGGGCCGATTACTCGCATAGGTACGGTGTGGGCGGACGGCAAGGTACTGGATCTGTCAGCCTACACCCATCGACTCTACACCGGCTCCGAGCAGCAGCTCCCCGACAGCCTGATCCAAGCCAAGGAGGGCGCGGGCCTGGCGCCGGCCTATCGCGGCATCGCCTATGTGGTGTTCGAGCGGATGGCGCTGGCCAAGTTCGGTAACCGCTTGCCGCAGCTGGCTTTTGAGGTGTTCCGCTCGGTCGACGGCTTCGAGCAGGCGATCAAGGCGGTGACGGTGACGCCGGGTGCCGGCGAGTTCGTCTATGACACGGCCGAGGTGCAGCGCGACCTTGGCGGCGGCGCCTGGGCGCCCGAGAACACGCACACGCTGGCCGGCAAAACCGACTGGGCAGTTGCGATCGATCAGCTGCAGGACGCCCTGCCCAACGCCGGCAATCTGTCGCTGGTGGTGAGCTGGTTCGGCAATGATCTGAGAGCGGCCAATTGCCTGCTGCGTCCGGCCGTCGACAACGCCACCAAATCCACCAATCCGCTGGCCTGGAGCGTCGCGGGCGTCACACGGCCGTCAGCCAACGTTGTGTCCACCAGTGCCGGGGCTCCGGCCTTTGGCGGCACGCCATCGGACCACAGCGTCACCGCGGCGATCCAGGATCTTTCGGCGCGCGGGCTGAAGACCACGTTCTACCCCTTTGTCTTGATGGACATTCCGGCCGGCAACGGGCTGCCCGATCCCTATGGCGCGGCTGCTCAAGCCGCCTACCCCTGGCGCGGACGGATCACCGTTTCGCCGGCCGCCGGGCAGCCGGGGACCGTCGACAAGACCGCCGCCGCTGCCGCACAGCTCGCCATCTTCATGGGTACGGTGACGCCCGCCAATTTCGCCATTTCCGGCGGTAACGTCAGTTATTCGGGGCCGGCCGAGTGGTCCTACCGGCGGATGATCTTGCACTATGCGTTCCTGTGCAAGGCGGCCGGCGGGGTTGACGCATTCCTCATCGGCTCGGAGCTGCGTGGGCTGACGACTGCCCGCTCGGCGGCCGGCACCTACCCGTTCGTGGCCGCCCTCGCGGCGCTGGCCGCCGACGTCAAATCCGTGCTCGGCACCGGCACCAAGGTGACCTATGCCGCTGACTGGTCGGAGTATTTCGGTCACCAGCCGACGGATGGTTCGGGCGATGTACGCTTTCACCTTGACCCGCTGTGGGCCTCCAGCGCCATCGACGCGGTGGGCATCGATGTCTACTGGCCGCTGGCCGATTGGCGTGATGGCGCGACCCATCTTGATGCCCTTGCCGGCGCATCGTCCCTTTACGATCTGAACTATCTCTCCGCCAATGTCTCTGCTGGCGAGGGCTATGACTGGTACTACGCCAGCGATGCAGCGCGTACCGCCCAATCGCGCACGCCGATCACTGACGGGGCGGGAAAGCCGTGGGTGTTCCGCTTCAAGGACATCGCAAATTGGTGGTCGCACCAGCATTTCGACCGGCCGGGCGGCATTGAGTCCACGACCGCCACCGCCTGGGTGCCACAGGGCAAGCCGATCTGGTTCACCGAGGTCGGCTGTCCGGCGGTGGACAAGGGCGCCAACCAGCCCAACGTCTTCGTTGATGCCAAAAGCGCGGAATCGAAGCTGCCCTATTTCTCCAGCGGCCAGCGCGACGACTTCATGCAGCGGCGGTATCTGCAGGCGATCCTCGGCGTTTTCGCCAACGGCATCGGCACCGCCGCCAACCCGATCTCGAATGTCTATGGCGCGCCGATGGTCGATCCGGCGCGGATGGTGGTCTATACCTGGGACGCCCGTCCGTATCCGGCATTTCCCTACGCCACGGGCGTGTGGAGCGACGGCGTCAACTGGCAGCGCGGGCATTGGATCACCGGCCGCATCGCCGCCGCCGCGCTCGACAAGGTGGTCGCGGCGATTCTAACCGACTACGGCTTTTCGGCCTATTCGGCCTCCGGGCTGGTGGGGCTGGTCGAGGGATACGTGATCGACCGGGTGATGAGCGCGCGCGGCGCCATCCAGCCGCTGGAATTGGCCTATTTCTTCGACAGCTACGAAAGCGGCGATCACCTCGCGTTCGCCCAACGCGGCGCGCGCGGTCCGGTGGCGCAACTCTCGCCGGACGATCTGGTCGAACTCAGACCGGGCGCCGAACCCTATCATCTGGTGCGCAAGCAGGACACGGACTTGCCGCATGTCGCCCGGCTGGGCTTTCTCGATGCGGATCAAGGCTATCGCTCGGCCGCCGCCGAGTCGCGCCGGCTGGCCGGTCGCTCGTCGCGGATTTCCAACGCCGACTTGCCGCTGGTGATGCGCGCGCCCACCGCCCAGGCCATCGCCGACAGCTTGTTGCAGGATGCCTGGGCCTCACGCCAGCAGGCGACCTTCAGTTTGCCCGCGCGGCTGCTGGCGTTGGAGCCAAGCGATGTGGTCGATCTGCTGCTGCCCGGCCGCACCCAGGAATTGCGGATCACGGCGCTGACCGATGGTCTGGGCCGGGCCGTCGACTCGCTCTCCATCCAGCGGGCGGTGTACGGAGCAGCCGCCGCCGCGGACCGCTCGCCGAACGTCGTCAGCGCCGCCGCCTTCGGCCAGCCGGCGGTGGCCTTCATGGATCTGCCGCTGCTGCGCGGCGACGAGCCGCCGACCGCCCCGCGCGTGGCCGCGACCCAGGCGCCCTGGCCGGGCGGTGTTGCGTTCTACCGTTCGACCGACGGCATCGCTTTCACGCTCAACACCACGGCGAGCCGGCAGGCGACCCTCGGGGTCACCGCTTCGATGTTACCGGCCGGTCCAGTCGGCCGCTGGGACAGGGCCAACGCGCTGTTGGTGCAACTGAATTCTGGCACGCTCGGCACTCAAAGCCCGACGGCGGTGCTGGCCGGCGCGAACATCGCGGCCATCGAGACCACGCCCGGCGTGTTCGAGGTGATCCAGTTCGTCAGCGCCGATTTGGTCAGCTCGCAGACCTACCGCCTGGGCACGCTGCTGCGCGGCCAGGCAGGCACCGAGGCGGCGATGGTGCCCACACTGTCGGCAGGCGCGCGTTTCGTCCTTTTGGACGGCGCGGTAGCCTTGCTGGATGAGACCGCCGACCAGATGGGACTCGCCCAGCAATGGCGCTACGGCCCCGCCAACCGTCCGATCGGCAACCTCGCCTACCGCACCGACACGCGAACCTTCACGGGCATCGGCCGCCGGCCACTCAGCCCCTCGCATGTGCGGGGCGCGCGCAGCGGCGGCGATCTCGCCATCAGCTGGAAACGCCGCACACGCATCGGCGGCGACAGCTGGAGCCAGATCGAGGTGCCGCTGGCCGAGGACAGCGAGGCCTATCAGATCGACGTGTTGTCGGGCGCCAGCGTGGTGCGCACACTGAGTGCCACCAGCCCGGCCGTCACCTACACCGCCGCCCAGCAGACCGCTGATTTCGGCGCGGCCCAGGCGGCCGTGCCGGTCAAGGTCTACCAGATTTCCCAGAGTTTCGGTCGCGGCACGCCCCGCGCCGCCACGGTTTGAGGTCATGTCATGACGACCACGCCCAATCTCGGCCTGCCCTATATCGACGCCGCGCAGGCCCAGAAGCATGTGACGCACAACGAGGCCATTCGCGGTCTCGATGCGTTGGTCCAAACCGCGATTGTCACTCGCGCGCTGTCGGCGGCTCCGACCACCCCAGCCGATGGTGCGTGCTACATCCTGGCCGCCACCGGAACGGGCGCGTGGACCGGCCAGGCGGCGGGAACGGTGGCGGCTTGGCAGGACGGGCTGTGGGTGTTCTACCTCCCTAAGACGGGCTGGCTCGCCTGGATCGTGGACGAGGGCACCACTGTCAATTGGACGGGTACTCTCTGGCAGGTCTTCGGCTTGCCAACCACCATTCCCCAGTTCGGCATCAACACCGCTGCCGATGCCACCAACAAGCTGTCGGTGGCCAGCTCGGCGGTTCTGCTCAACAACATCGGCAACTCCGTCCAGCTCAAGCTCAACAAACACGCGGCGGCTGACACGGCCAGCGTTCTCTACCAGGACAACTTCTCCGGCAGGGCCGAGACCGGGCTGACCGGCGATGACGGCTACCACTTCAAGGTCAGCCCAGATGGCGCGACGTGGAAGGAGGCTCTGAAGATCGACGCCACCAGCGGACTCGCCACGGTGTTCGGCGACCCGGCGGCGGCGCTCGGCATCGCCACCAAGCAATATGTCGACTCGCATTCGGGAACCTCGATGCCCGGCGGCACCAACGGCCAGATCCAGTACAACAATGCTGGCGCGCTCGCCGGCTTCACCGCCGGCGGCGATGCAGCCATCAATGCCGCGACCGGGGCGATCACCATCGCCGCCAACGCGGTGACCAATGCCAAGGCGGCGCAGATGGCCGCCGTGACGCTCAAGGGCAACAGCACTGGCGCGACGGCCAATGCGGCCGATCTGACGGCCGCCCAGGTCAAGACGTTGCTGGCGATCGGTTCGGCCGATGTCTCCGGGCTCGGCGCACTAGCAACAGCCTCGTCCGTCAACCTCACAACGCAAGCCACCGGGACGTTGCAGGCAGCCCAGGAGCCGGCCCACACCGGCGACGTCACCAATACCACCGGCAGCCTGACGCTATCGATCACGGCCAACGCGGTGACCAACGCCAAGCTCGCGCAAATGGCGGCGAACACACTCAAGGGCAACAATACCGGGTCGACCGCCAATTCAGCCGATTTGACCGCGGCCCAGGTCAAGACGCTGCTGGCGCTCGCCGTCGCCGATGTGTCCGGCGCCGCCCCGCTCGCATCGCCAGCGCTGACGGGCACGCCCACCGCCCCGACCGCGACGGCGGGCACCAACAGCACCCAGATCGCATCGACCGCCTATGTCGATACCGGGCTGGCCGGCAAAGCAGCGTCGTCCGGCGGCACGCTGCAAAACACCGCCCTGCTCGGCGTCAACGCCACCGCCGATGTCACCAACAAGCTGGCCGTGGCCAGCTCCGCTGTCCTGTTCAACAACATTGGCAACGGCATCCAGGCCAAGTTCAACAAGAACGCGATCACCGACACCGCCAGCATTCTCTACCAGACCAATTTCTCCGGCCGAGCCGAGACCGGGCTGACCGGTGATGACAGCTACCATTTCAAGGTCAGCCCCGATGGCACGACTTGGAAAGAAGCGATCAACATCAACGCGACCAGCGCGCTCGCCACGGTGTTCGGCGATCCGGCCTCGGGGCTCGGCATCGCCACCAAACAGTATGTAGACGCCCGAAGCGTCATCGAGGTGGAGATCGATTTCGGCGGCGCGGCGGTGCAGTCCAAGCGCTTCACCATCGCCAATGCCGGCGTGCTGGCCACTTCCAAGATCGTCGTTGACCAGTCCGGCAAGGCGGCGACCGGCCGGGCGGCCGACGAAAACGAGATGGATTTTCTGCACCTGCGCGCGGTTCCCGGCGCGGGCAGCTTCACGCTTTTCGCCGCCTGCCTGACAGGACGGGTCAGCGGCAAATACAAAGTCAACTACCTGGTAGGATGAGTAGAGAACATGGCCACGCTTCAAGACGTCTCTGGCGCCAATTCGGCGTTCGTTAACACCAACAGCGAATTGCAGGTCGCGCTCGCCAAGATCCTCGGCAATGCCGGCTATGCCGCGCTTGTCGGCGAAAATCATGACGGTTCCACTGGCCTGCCCGCGCTGCGCCGCTCGACATATATCAGTCCCGAGAAGCGGCTGGGCGTTGGCTTGGACTCGCTGCTGTGGGACGATGTGTTCCATCACTCCGTGCTCAACTCCCGCAAGTACTCGAACAGCGCCACCACCATGACGGCGGCGGTGGCCAGCGGCTTCCTGACCTTTAACGCCGGTGCCTCGCTGGCCTCCGGCGCCGCCGTCAGTCACCGCACCTACCGGACCTTCCCGGTTCTGGGCAACTATCCGACAGCGGTTGATTTCTGGTTCTCGCTGGCCTTGGTGCCCCAGGCCCAGAACATCATCGAGATCGGTCTCGGCATCCCGAATGCCAGCAATGCCAGCCCGCCGACGGACGGCGTCTATATGCTGATCGATACCTCCGGCGCGCTACAGCTGGTGGCCAACTACAACGGCGTCGCCACGACGTCCGGCGCCATTGCATTCACCTGGACCGCCAACAGGGTCTATCACGGCGAGATCGTCTGTCACTCGGACCGCATCGAACTCTATATGGACGGCGCACTCATCGGCACCGTGCTGCGCTCGACCGCCAACACCGTTGGCGCCATGTCGCAGAACCAGAGCGGCAACCTGTTCGCCCGGCTCTTCAACGCCGCCGCCACCACTGGCGCGCAAAAACTCAATATCGCCCGCTGGGCTGTGACCGTGGGCGACGGCAATTTCAACCGCTCGTGGGGGGCGGCGCGGACGGGCCTTGGCGATCATCTTCTGTCCAATCCCGACAGCCAGGTCGTGGCGCTGCTCGACAACATCGCCAACTCGGTTGCGCCGACCTCGGCTACCCTCGCTAACACCGCTGCTGGCTACACCCTTCCGGGCGGCAATTTCCAATTCGCCGCGGTGGCCGGAGCCGAAACCGACTACGCACTGTTCGCCTATCAGGTGCCCGCGCCGGCAGCCGGCGTGCCGGGCAAGAACCTGATCGTCACCGGCATCGAAATCGATGCCAACAACATGGGTGCGGCGGTGGCCACCACGCCGACACTGCTCCACTGGTCAATCGGCACCGGCTCAACGGCCGTCAGTCTTGCCACCGCCGACAGTGCCAACACCCGCGCGCCTCATCGCAAATTCCTTGGCAGCCAGAGCTTCGCCATCGGGTCAGCCATCGGCGCGCGCTCCGACAACAAGGTGAGCACCGATTTCTCCGCCGCACCGTTGATCGTTGAGCCAGGCACCTTTTTGCACGTCATCCTGAGGATGCCGGTTGGCACCGCGACGGCCTCGCAGATCATCCGCGGCGGCGTCGGCGTGAAGGGGTATTTCGAGTAGCGGCCTCAATCGAGGCGCCCCACACCCCCATCCCCGATCCGACCTGGAGCATCCCTTTGACCAATGACCCGTCATTGATGGCCCTTGCGCGCGTCGAGGGCGAGATCTTCGACGTTGCGCTGAAGCACGTCCTCAAGATGGAGGGTGGTTGGTCGAACGATCCGGCCGACCCGGGCGGCGCCACCAACTACGGCATCACCATCGCCGATTACGCCCGCCATCGCGGCAGCACGCTTGATCAATGGACGGCGCCAGGTCTCGAAGCGGAATTGCGTAACATCAGCCCAGAGACGGTCCGCGGTATATACCATCAGGACTATTGGCTGAAGGGTCGTTGCGATCTGTTGCCCGGCGCGCCCGCCGTCATGCATTTCGACGCGGCGGTCAACCACGGTGTCGGCCGCGCCGCGCGGATGCTGCAAGAGGCCGCCGGCACCACTATCGACGGCGCGGTCGGCCACGTCACCATCGCGGCGGTGCGCGCCGCCAGCGAGCTGGCGCTGATCGCCCGCTATGCCGACATCCGCCGCGCCGCCTACCGCCGCCTGGGCATCTTCCCCCGCTTCGGCCGTGGCTGGCTTGCCCGGGTTGATGAGACGCTGTCGGCAGCAAAGACAATGGCCGGCGTGATCGTCACTTGGCCCGAATCCTCTCAACCACCACAGGAGACTCCCATGACTAACGAACCGAAATGGTGGGGCCAGTCGCTCACCATCTGGGGCACCATCATCACCGGCCTCTCGACCGTGCTGCCGATCATCGGCCCGTTTATCGGCATCAATCTGAGCGGTGCGTTGATCGTCCAGTTCGGCGATCAGATCACGCATGTTCTGCAGGCGCTTGGCGGCGTCATCGGCACCGTGATGGCCATCGCCGGCCGGTTCCGCGCGGTGGCGCCGCTGCAACAGTCGCTGTTCACCTTCCGGTTGTAGGCGGATCGCGAATGGCGTAGGGGCGAACAGCGTTCGCCCCTACGCCATTCAGTCCAGAGACAGACAAGCCCCCGCCCCCCGCCCCCCGTTCATCGGGGGGCGGGGGCTTTTTTTGCGTTCTATTCCCCGTTCCCCCATCGACCACCCTCATCCTGAGGAGCGCCAGCTGGGCGAGTCTCGACGGATGGCGACGAAGGCGAAATCGCCTGACCCAACACCTCCTTCGAGACGCTCGCCATGCTCGCTCCTCAGGATGAGGGTTGTGGGGGAACGGAGGGGCATAAAAAGGGCATTCATCCCAGGTTCAGGCCGCGCTCGGTATCTTCCAACCATGCGCAACTGGCTTGCCATCGCCGCTCTGACCGCCCTGGCCGCCCCGGCTGGCGCGGCGGACTATTGCACCGACAACTGGTCGGCCATGTCGGGCCAGGTGGCGGCCAATGGCCTGACGCCAGCCAAGGATTTGCAGCAGCTCGCCGCCGCCAAGGTTCCGGGCAAGCTGATCAAGGTCAGCCTTTGCAAGGGCTCCTATGGTTTCCAATACAAGTTGGTGTTCCTGGATGCCGCCGGCCAGCTCGTCAACCTCGCCGTGGACGCCAAGAACCCGTTTCCCCAGTAGCGCCGCAATCGGCCCCGACTTATAGTCCGTGTGAAAATTCAGCACGAGGTCGACGGTGCGGCTGCTCCTGGTCGAAGACGATCCCGATCTGCAACGCCAGCTCAAGACGGCGCTGGGCGAAGCGGGCTATGCCATTGACACGGCCAGTGACGGCGAGGAAGGCCACTTCCTGGGCGACACCGAGCCCTATGACGCGGTGGTGCTGGATGTCGGCCTACCCAAGCGCGACGGGATTAGCGTGCTGGTGCAGTGGCGGCGCGACGGGCGCAAGATGCCGGTGATCATCCTGACCGCCCGCGACCGCTGGAGCGAGAAGGTGGCGGGAATGGACGCCGGCGCCGATGATTACCTCACCAAGCCGTTCAACATGGAAGAGCTGTTGGCCCGGCTGCGCGCGCTGCTGCGTCGCTCGGCGGGGCACGCCAGTTCCGAGCTGACCTGCGGCCCGTTGCGGCTCGACACCAAGATGGCACGGCTGACCCACGGCGGCACCGCGATCAAGCTGACCTCGCACGAATACAAACTGATCGAATATCTGATGGTCCACATGGACAAGGTCGTTTCGCGCACCGAGCTGGTCGAGCATATGTATGACCAGGATTTCGATCGTGACAGCAACACCATCGAGGTCTTCATCGGCCGGCTTCGCAAGAAGATTCCGGGCGACAGAATCCGCACCATCCGCGGCTTGGGCTATTGCCTGTCGAAGGATGGGGATGAGGTTTAACTCTCTCGCCTTCCGCTTGTTCGCGGCTTCCGCGCTGTGGACCCTGATCGTACTGCCCATCACCGGCTGGGTACTCAATTCTATCTATCGCCAAGAGGTCGAACGGGTGTTCGATCTCAGGCTCGACACCGCCTGGTGG